GTGATGAGCAAGAACTCCTGTTTCTTGAAGCCGAGGTCCAGGTTGCCGGTGCCCTGGCATTTCCAGTAGCAGTAGTGGAGCACATCGCCCGATACCGGCGAGATGTGCAAAAACTCAACCTTCTTGTTGACGATCGGAAGATTGATTCCCAGTTTGATTTCCTCCGTGGCCACAGGCGTATAGCTGTAATGCACACGAACTGTCGCCCCAGACGGGATCGCGCCGCCAGGATTGCGATACACAATGCCCTTGGCAGCGTCCAAAATGTAATCGGTATTTGCCACATAGGTGGTGGTCTCGGCCTGGTCCTTGACCACCAGACCCGAGATTGAAGGCCCATCCAGGACAATTGCTTGCAAACTACCACCATGCCAGGCAGCAAAAGTGCGCTCCTGGTTGGCCCCATCGGTAACGTTTACCACCGCCCCGGAAGTTGACACCGCTACCAGGTTGGAGCTGGCCCGAGAGATGTTCTCGGCCGTGCTCTCCACCATGGGTATTTTGATTTTCCAGTTTTCCTCAATAGGCACCTGGATGTAAATCTGGAGGGGGATGCCGTCCTTACCCTCTTTGACCTGCACCTCTCGGTTGATCTCGATGTCGCCTTCGGTGTAGCCCACGTCGTAGCTGTCAAACAGCACCTGGGCGCCGCCGATGGTGACGTTATTCTCATTACCTGAAATCACGCCAGCCGGCATTGCTCATTTCCTCTCTTTCTTGGGTTGGACTACGACCGAGGCCCCAGTTTGCGCACCGAAATGCGCATTTGTAGACCAGCGGTAAATCGAAATTCAGGGCGTTCCTCGGGCCGAAGGCGGCGAGCAGTCAACGGGGTAAGAGCAAAACCTGACCCGGGTGGAAAGGCCAGAATGGACTTTCGCAAACCCGTTGACCCGGACGAAGAGGTGTAAAGTCCCCAGAGCAGTTGCTTGGGCACATTACCCTTCTGAAGGCTGCCGATATAGAGATTGACTTCGAGTTCATGCTCTGACACCAGGACCCCAGGACCAAATCCAGTTTGGACCATGTCTTCGCCGGCCCAGTCGACCGTAACGCATGGTTGTTGGGTGTCGGTGGGGGATGAGTCACCCAACAACACGGTCCTGATGCCAGGCATAAGACCCCGATAAGTTAGATTTGAACTGGAGTCAAGGCAGTTCTCAAGATGGTCCACCACGGCCTGAAGAATGTCCTGGATATCCATCAGATGCCTCGCACCGTGAAATGCTCACGTGCAATACCGGCCAGGCGTACCTGATAGCTCTGGCTGGGAACCACAACAACCGGCCTGGCGGGCAGGTTCATTCTGCGTCCACTGGGGAGGGTTAACACGCCCCCAGTCTGATGAATCGCCGCATAGGGCAGGCTACTCCCAAACTGGGAGTCCAGGCGGTTGACAACATAGAGATTTCCGGGAGCTCCGCGGATAGTAAAGCTGCGACGCAAAGCGCCCGTCTTTTCGAGGATGGGGTTGGCCCCACTGTTAGGTGCCCACCCAGGCCCGTCACGCTCAAACCGTTGCTCAAACTCCTTTAGAGCACCTTCTCCGGCTTCCTGAAGCGGCTTTCGGTAGTCGGACGCCCTGCGCTTTAGTTCGCCAAATACGCGGTTTACCGCCCGAGTATCCAACTCTGCACGAATCATAGGCCACCGCCCATGTAGGGAGAAAACGGAACGCGGTTGGTAAGGGGCACGTTGACCAGGTCGAACTCACGCAAGATGTTTGGCTCGGGGTTAGAGGTCAGAATGCTGGGGCTTGGGGTTGCTCCCCCAGAGCCCACTACACCCGGCAAAATAGAATTGCCAGACTGCAGTTCCTTGACGAGGTCATAGGCCCGATTTTTGAGTTCAAGGGCCGCTTCAACTGGCACACCCTCGCCGCCGGCGGTGTGCTCTTCAAAGATGATGTAATAGGCCGCCAGATCGGCTGACAGCTCTACAATGATGGTTGGCACCGGAGTGAATGGGACTGCATATCGACCGCCCAGGCGGGCCTCTAACAGGGAGTCAGCCCAAGCGATCCCTGCAACAATCTTCGAGGAATCGACCTGCTGCAAAAGCAAAGCGCGCTTTTGAACGTCGGTGACGGTGCAGTAGGCCATAATCCCTCCTTTGAATAAAAAATGGACGTCCGCTGGGCGGGAGACTGAACAATCCCGCCCAGCGGCCAATCCAAGACTTAAGCGACGATGAGCAGCCGCAGCCACTCAGGGTGATAGATAGCCGGCATACCGTAGATGCCAGGAGTCATGATCAGGTGAGGGTTACCGGTCCGGCTGTAATCCTCAACGATCATGAATTTGCCTGGCCTGGTGTTATCCCACCCGTCTACGACGGCAGGGGTTGACGCAAACTCGCCAAGCATTTCGGTTTGCGGCATTGCAGCGCCATTCATAGGTGCCGTGCGACCTCCGATGATTTGCACTCGATAGTTAGGAACGAAGTATTGGTTCGCGCCCAGGTCGTCGACATAGATGCCCGCGTACACAATAACGTTGCGAATCATCGGACAGCCGACCAGTTGGCCGTTGCCCATGGTCAGAGACTTCAACAGATTCGCAATCTGTGTGACATTCAATTCCAGCGCGAACTGGGACTGGATGACGCGATCCTTGATCTGGTCATTCTCAACCAGCAACGCAGCAGTGACATCGTTCATCACGATGTCCACGTACTGGGCGCCGGTGCCCTTCATGGCGATGACAGCATTGATGATGTCCGTCAGCGGCTTGGAGGTGGTGGGGTTGACCCACTGATTCGCGCCCGCCAAGGTGGTAGGAGCTGGCGTTCCATAATCCACCTGAACTGTAACTCCATCAATCACCACGCCTGCGGCGAATTCATTGCGACTGGACGCCCAACGTAGTTGCTCGATGCGCGTTTCAAGACGAATATCGCCTTGTCGTGCCATCATCGCAAAGCGCTTCATTCCCAGTCGCTGGTATTCTTCAGGCCCGAGCCCTCGATTCTCGAGGAAATCGAACTCATCCAGGCGCAACTGATCTTTCCAGTAAGCCGTGTCTTGCTTAAAGGTTTCCATGCCAGTGGCAGCAACCAGTTTGGGTTTGGCGACGCCTCGCCCAAACGCCCCGGTCAGACCAGTGACAGGTTTGGTCCTGTCGTACTTGATCAAGCTCGTATTGAGGAAATCAGTGGTGTTGAGGGGCATATAAGCTGCCCCGATGAACTCTTTGGGGTCAGCGTTCCAGGACTGGATCAGGCGGGACGCCGTTTGGGTAGTTGGCCAGGTAATCATTTCAAATTCTCCTTTCGGTGCTCAACTAGATCCGCAGGGTCCCGTCCCAGTAGGAACGAGAACCCATGTCGGTCTTGGCGTTGGCGTCCAGTCCGGTCAGCAGCGACTCCACAAAGTGCCCTTGCACCCAGGCCGAAGAATTGATGTCTCGGGAGGTTGCATCAACCCGCTCGACCAGGATGCCAACAGCAACCTCAGAGCCGTCGCTGTTGGCATTGTTGTAAGCCTTGAACTTGCCAGACGCGGTAACACGGCCCAGGACCGTCCCCACGTCTAATACGCCCGCCCCGCTCACAATGGTCACCGGCTTCGCATAGAAGTAAGCCTCGCACCCGGTGGCGCGAACCTCCTTTGGAATGTAGCTCTCAGAAGTCAACATGGCTCACCTCCTACTTGGTCTCAGGAGCCGACATGCCGGCCGCCTGCATCAATTGGGAAAAGACAGCATCCTGAGGGCTCTCGCCTGGCTTCTGTGGGTCGGCAGGTACGCTCTGGCGCCCGGGCTCCCAAGCCTTGGGCTGCCTGCGACGCAGGCCCAGATAAGCGGTCTTCTGCTCATCGGAAAGCAAACCCATGAAGGCAACCTCAGCCTGTTCATTGGCCGGCGTGGCAAAACCATCGGCCATCAGCAAGCGGAAGTCTTGCTCATCTTCCCGCTTGCGCATGGCAGCTAGCTTGACCTGGAAAGCCTCAACCTGGCCTCTCAGGGCAGATACCTCCGAGGCATCCTGCAGAGGGGCCGTCTGAGGAACGGGTGCGGACGAAGCCGCAGGTGGATCTTGAGTTTGGCCCTGACTTGCCGGGGCCGTTTCAATGGGTTTGGACATGGTTGCTCCTTTCTTTTTCAGGATCTCTGCGCGGTCGCCGCGGCCCCGGTCATAAGCGCCGAAGACCACCACAGACCCCTCATAGACCTTCTTGGGCTCGTTACGCCCAAACAGACCAGATACACGCTTGTAGAGCCCTTGCTCAACCTTTTCGCAGGCATCCTCGCCCAGGAACTCCCACAGCGCGATCAGCTCGCTGCTGGTCTCGTCAAAGCCTGGCACATAACGTAAAGCGCGAATCCAGCCCTGAATGTTGCTGGCCTTGGCCTCGTGGTCGAGCAGGATGGGCGGGTTTGCAGACGGGTCGAAATTTGCCGCATACTGGCGCAAATCAGCGTCAGTGACCTTGAATGACTTGCCCTTGGCATCAATAAAATCACCAGGTGCCAACATGCGAACCTCGCGAAACAGGCTCTTTACTTCTCGCGTTTCAATCTCGAGTCCGTATGCTTCCAGGCTGGCCGCTTCCAGTTTTGCGACCATCTCGGACTCGGGGCCCAGAAACTGTCCATCGGGCATTTGCCCGGCCAGCTCCGCAACCGCCCCCAAGGCCCGTCCGGAGATGTCTCCACCCGGGTCTACGCCATAGTAATCGGCAGCCTCTGGAGTCATACCAAAGGCATCCCAGAACGCAATCTCGCATGCCCGACAAGCTGCATCGCCTTGTACGCCGTAGTCGGCCAGAGTCTGGCAACACTCCTTGAACGAACTGGCCATCAGCTTGCCCTCCGCATTTCTTGTCTTGTCAAAACCTTGGCCGGGGCAAGATTGAATCGGGCGCGTACCGAGTTCACATCGTCGGCCTCCTGCGGACTGAGGAAGCCGTTGGTGACGAGGCTGGCATAGATTTCGCTCCACAGCTTGAGGTCTTCTTCTTCCAGTTGGATCGATTCGAATCGGCCCAGAGGCACCTTCAATCCAAAATTGAGCCACAGCAGAGGCTGATAAATTTGCAGCAACACCACCCGCTGAACATCCTTTACGATGCGGCCGATAGAACGCATGAAAATCTCAAAATGCTTGTTTCCCAAAGCGAAAGAGCCGATATCCGTGGGTTCAAACAGCAGTGCCGGGATCAACATTGCCCGCAGGATGCACTTGTTAAGGTGGTCTTCAGCCTCTTTGAAGTCTTTTCCAACTGAGATCTTGGCCTGCTCCAGCGATATGCTCTCAGCCGGCCCGTGCACAACCGCGCTACCGCCCGACAGACCCTTTAGGGTCTTGAGCATGCGTTTGCCAGAGGTCGTGATGCTGCCGTCATCGTCAAGCTCTTGCTGGTGCAAATTTTGCACCTGGCCGACCCCGATCGGGCTGCCGTAGGTGCTCATGGCCAGCCCATAATCCTTCAGCAGCACATCTTTCAGCACCCAGCTCTTGTAGGCCGGTTTGAGCCTGGACTGTCCATAGACATTGCTGTTCCGGACCCGATGGGCGTAGTAGACCATCTTGCTCACGGGCAATTCGGCATCAAATCCGGACCTTTGAGAGAACCCGGTAACCCGGCCAAACCCCTGTTCCCAGGGGTCTCCTTCAATGGCTATGGTGGTCGACTCAGGAGCCAGGAACGGAATATCGTCCAGCCAGATTCGGTTGACCCCTGCGCGAAGGACCTTCTCTCCAACGCTCCATCCGAAGACCAGGGCCTGCAAAATCTCTTCTACCACCTGCTCCAGGCTGCTGTGACAGTTCCACCAGAGCTCATCAATATAGGCCTGAGCCCGGCGATTCGAGTTGATGTAGCGACCCAAATGGGCAGTTACGGTGAGTTGGATGAAGTCGATACCTGCAGAAACGGTCTCATCAGTCTCCTGCATCCGACGATAAACGCAGGCCGGGATGTTGTCGGGATTGACCAGGTTGCCGGCCAAGAACTGCCGGAAGAACGGCAGGAATCCCTCAAGTGGCGATGACTGTCTGGCCCCCACTGTGGGCGGTTCGTGGCGCTGACCGGTTTTGTCAGTCACCACGGCCATATTTTAGGCCCCTTGCCTCACAGTATTGCTCCTGTTAATGCGCTCCCAGCGCCGTTTCGCTTCAAGACAGGCGGCGCGAAAATCTGGCCCTTCGCACTCGAGTTGACGCCCCAGCCGCACTCGACAGAATTTTTTCCCATTGAGATATTCTCCCCAGACGATACGCGCCTGCTGATTCTCACACCACTGGAAGAGCGTAGACACTTCAGTTTGCTCTGTGACCTCTGGGGCGGGCCTGCGTGGGGCCCCGTTTGCCGTTGCCATTGTTCAGTCTCCCTAAAAGCAAGCGGGGCCCGGCTACCTACCGCAGCCGGGCCCCATTGTCGGGGTTCGAATTTCGAAAATCCCCAAAGCACGGACCCAGAATAGACGATTTACAACCAGAAAGTCAAATTAGCGGTGAGAACGTCGTGCTTCCAACATTTCTCGAATGTAGGTAGCAATGTTTTCCTGGCCCCCGGCTTGATCTTCAACCCAGGCGTAAAGGTCTCGAGGGAGACGCAAATTGACCCTGGGCGAGCCCGTTGCCGGTGGCTCGCCTTCTTGCGTGTAGACTCTCGGGCGTCCAGGTCCACGTTTTTCACTGGAACTCACTTGAATTACCTCCTCAAGGTTTGGTAAGGTGGGGGGAGAGGGCCCCCCGCTCCCCCCGTTGCCTCCCCTTCAAGTTCGGCTGACGGTTCGCGAGGGGCCCTGACCATTTGGATGAGCTACCACCTCCCTTCGTGTTCCGGCTTTGCCGGCCACCATTTCATAATAATATGGCGCCAAGTAATAGTCAATACCTGGCGCCATTTTTTTGAATAGTTTTTCCGTGTTTTTTCAGGGTGTCGCGCGATCTTCTCTCAGCGCTCCACCGCTGCCAAAGTCATTCAGCCAGGCCATGGCTTGCACCGCCGCGTCAACACGGTCTTTGTAAATCCCGTTGGGGAAAGCACATAGCTCCTGGCGATGGGCCCTCACCCAACCGAAAAGATGGCTGGCCGGAATATGCACGTTGCCCGAAAGCCAGTTGTGTTGTTGAGCCCGAGCCCGATCTTCTTTCGAGCCGGCCACCGGTATAGCCAACATGCCGGGTATTTCACTCTGAAGCCTACGCACCACCTCAGGGCCCGTCGCCTTGGCCTCAAAAAGCTTCAGCCCGGCCATGGGCCACTTGCGAGACAGCTCGCGCACCGCCTGGATGGTGTCTTCCAGTCCCCAACGTTCCCGCACTTCATCCAGCAGATACTTGTGGGCCCCCTTCCTGGCCCAGACCTGGCCGCATACATAGGCCCCAGCGGCCGCTCCAGAGTTCTTCGCATAGGCCGTGTCCCAGCTCTGAATGACCTCGTCGAAGCGCCAATTCAGGTCGGGATAGTAATAAGCCCCGTCTCGGCCCAAAGCGACCGGCAGTTCTCCCCATTCCCACGGCCTGAAGTGTTCCTCGGTCACGAAATTGCCACTACCGGCCAACGGGAGGCCCTGACAGAGGGCCCAAAACCACTCCTCACCCTGGGCCCGCTTCTGCGTGAGAAGCTTATCCAAAGGGTGCAGGCTCGGGCACAACGCCTCACCGGCTTGACGCCCCAAGGGGTCCGGGAAGAACAGGCTATGGTATTCCTCTGGGACATCCTGGCTGGCCGGCGCAATAGCTGGTAAATTGAGCACATGCCACCCGTCACCGTGGCCATCAGCCTCCAACTGCAACAAACGCCCGCAGAGGTCATCCAGGTGCCACCTGGTGGTCAAGATGACGGCCTTGCCTGTACGACTCAGGCGGGTAAGGAACACGGTCGAATACCAGTCCCATTGAGCCTCCCTGTAGGCCAACGACCTGGCGCACCGGGCATCTTTGACCGGGTCGTCAATAATGCCCAGATCAACCGGTTCGCCGGCGAGAGAGCCCGTCACGCCCACCGCGATCATCCCGCCACGATGGTTCAGGAACTCCCAGTTGTCACCAGCTCGCTTGGTGGGGGAGACCTGCAGCCCAAACAGCTCGGGTCCGTACTCGGCAAAGAAGTTCCGGGCGCGATGACCCCACTTTTTGGCTACACGATGAGAGTAGGACACCAGCGCAACCCGCAATGACGGATCCTGACCCAGAGCCCATTGCAGCGCGCACCCCGAAATGAACTGACTTTTGCCGTGCTGGGGTGGCATTTGGACTATGAGACGCTTGATTTCTCCGCTCCACAGCCTCAAAAACACGTCTTCCAGCACCTGGATATGGGGAAACACTCGATAACCCGGGTCCACATGCATCGCCAGCGCAGTGGGCGTGACGGTGCGCAGGTCTATCTTGGGCCAAGTGACGGTGCGCAGGTCTATCTTGGTCCCCGCACCCACCTAACTCGCCTCGGCCTGGTCGAGCAACTCTCCTTCCCTCACCGCCAGAGCCCTCAAGAGCCTCAGATACTCCGGGTCTCCCAGGAATTTACCCTTGACCGTGGCTGCGCTCGAGGACTCCGGTGGTGGCGCAACCTGTGCCAGGTTGGCATCAATGACCGTCATCGCCATCAGTGCCAACCTGGCCGCGGTAAGGGGCGCCTGTTTCAAAATGGTCTGACTATGGCTCCACCAAGCCCAAGCCTGTTTCAGTTTTTCTTCAGTCCATGCCGGCAAGGTCTTAAATTGCAAGGACTCTCCGTTTGTGTGACCTCGAATGGGCCCAAGAACCTCAGCCTGACCCGTGCTGAGGGCCTTGAGCTTTTCATTTGCCCTGCGTTTACGGGCCTGCTGCTTGCGGTAGGCCCGTTCTTTTTCAGGATCCTTGAACGGCATAGGACTTAAGCCTTTCTTTATCTCACCCTAGACCATATCACCCGTTGCGCACGGTGGCCAGAGTGGCCGGACGACTCGAAACGTCAGGATTCTCTGGCCCTCCCTGGCCCCTGCCTTCGCGCCGCAGAAAATGCGGCCAATCGTCCAGGGGTATCCGCGCCCCAGCCGCATGGTCGTGGCCGCCTCCGCCCAGCTCGCGCGCAGCCACCAGGGCGGTGTCTCTCCCCGGCTTGTGGGCCCGGCTGCGGAAGCTGAGTTGCATAAAATCCGTGCCGATCTGAAAAAAGGCGCAAGCAACGTCCACGTCAGGGAAGAGGCGCAGAATCTCCTCCCCGACTTCGCTCATGTTTTCGGTGGCGTTGACCGCCCGGAAAGGCAACCCGGCAAGAGTCTGAGTTAAGAAGGCCTTGACCGCCAGGCTCTGCGCTGCGCGGGCGCGGGACTTAAGCAGGCACTTCCCGTCAGAAAGGAAATCGAACGGGTTGGCGTGTATCAGCTTCCGCCACCTCTCCACCGTTTTCGGCTCCTCGTGCAGGGCCGCTGAAATCTCCCGACTGTCGGTCAGCGCCCAGCGCCACAGGTCGCGGTCCTGGACGAAGCGCAGCATCAACGGCAGACTCTCGTCCATGTGGTCAGCAGGCGCGTCGGCGGGCAGGGCCGGACGGCCGAAAAGCCAATCGTGGGTGAGCACTGCTCCGGAGCGGTTGAGGTCAAACAAAGCGTTGTTGGGATACGCGACCGGCAGCCAGTCGCGGTGTTTATGGTGGTCGATTACAAACCAGTCCTGCCAAGCAGACTGAATAACCGGAATTTGCTCACGCTCCGGGCAGAAGTCGACATAGAGAAGTCTATTGCCTCCCCGCAGGATGGGTTCAGGTAACGGTTCACCGTATTGCACTGGGACAAACTCTGGTTGCTGGAGGCCTCTGTCTGCAATCGCCAGGGACACCACGGCCACGGCCGCAATCCCGTCTGTGCAGTTGGCGTGATAGGCGACAACATCAAAGCTGGGCCAACGCTTAGCGTCACTCTGAACTTGATCTATTCCGACCATGCTGCCTCCAGCTCGACCACCACATAGCCGCCGTTGTCGAGACGGATTCTGTCCTCCATCACAAGCACCTCGAAGTCATCTTGGACGCTGCTAGCAGGTAAATCAAGTTGCATAGCCACAGCCTCGATCACAGTAGCCTTGTGCGACATCCCGGCTCTCAACTTCTCAACAATAGCCAACCGCGCTGGGGATTCGGCGCTTTCCTGGTTTGCCTCTGAGTTGGCAATCCTTAGCCTGGCCTTACTCTCACGCTGCAGCTTCCCGTTTCGCACCAGGTGCTCGATGTGTCCTTCGACCTCTGGCTTCGTAATAGCCGTAGCTTTGCTCACATGCGTCACAATCTGGGCCTGCGTCTTGCCCGATTCCACGCATTCCAGAATCGCAAGCTCTACGTGCTGGGGCACTCCGGGGGCTATTGCCCAGGCCGTAGCTACTGCGGACGTCAGTTCCTGGTCTTCGGCCTGGTCCTCTAACTCGGCCTGAACTCCATCCTTCAGGTGAATTCCATCTGGCGCATCATTGCCCCAATGCTTCTCTCGGGCAATGAGCTTGCCGTTTGCATCAACGGGGCTGGTGGGCTTGCCCGTCTGGGACGAAAAGAGGTAGCCCTGCAGGTCAAAAGACTCGTTCTTGGCGCCGTCTCGGTGCTTTTTGGCGATGGTCAGCAGCTTTTCTAGGCGCTCGGTGGCGTTGTTCAGGGTTTCCAAGACGCCCATCCGGGCGCCGTCCAGGAACTGTCTCTCTCCTGGCTCGAGATTGATTCGGGTGTTAGTTGCATCCAGGTCGGCATTAAGCACCAAGCCGAGGGCCAATGAGGCGTTCTGCAGCTTCACCATTTCGGATTCTTTCATTTCGCTCCATTCGGTGCCTGGCAGCTTGAACGAGCCTGTCCATTTTCTGTGACTGGCGGAACGTTCCTGCTGCGCAGGTTAGCCCATCGACGGGCCTTGGGTAAAAGTTCGGCCCTCTGGTAGTCCACGTCTCTCTGGTTAAGCTCGATTCCCACGTAGAAACGCCCCAGGTCAAGCGCCACCCGTCCGGTTGTGCCCTCGCCGGCGAACGGGTCCAGCACAGTGCAGGGTATGGCTTCATCTTGCCGTGTAAGGCAGCGACAGGTGGGCTGGGCCCCAACCAGGCGACGGGGCCGGAGGCTATTCAATTTCCGGCGCTTAACCTCGCTTGGATCCTGACTCAGCGTCTTCGAGTAATCTCTCCGGGCCTGACCGTGGTATTCTCCGTTGATGTCGCCACCACAGCGCCTCTGGGCCTCAAGGTCTGGACTTCCAGGCTCGTAGATGGGCCGCACCGGAGACAGGCACTCTGGACAACACCCAAGCTCGCTGGTGGCCAGCATTATGCCGCGGCGTGGCAGCTCGGAAGGGAACGTTGCCGGATGTCCTGATCTGGCCGGGGAGGTCGGAATACGCCAGACGGTGCGAAGCTGGGTGCCGTAGATCCAGCCATCCTCAACGCGCATTTCGTTGCGGAGTCCAAAGATGTTGTAGAAATACCGAGGTCTCTTTGCGAAAAGGTAGAGCATTTCGTGGTCTCTAGAGGGCCGATCTTTGATGGATTCAGAGTTTCCGTTGCCTTTATGCCAGATAATCTGGCTCCGGAGCCACCAACCGGTCCCGTTGTCCTGCCACCCATCAGCCTGCAGGGCCAGGGCCAGGCGCTCGGGGACCAGGCAAAGCTGTTTCTCGGCCAGGCCGGCACCTTTCGCCGTTCCGGCGGCGCGATTCCATTTGCGATCGCCGAACTGCGCCGTCTCGTAGTTCTTCTCGGCTACCCGTTGGACGTTGGCCAGCTTCTCATAATCGGTGATCGGGCTTCCGTTCTGGGCCAGCACATCGCCATAGTTAACCCAGCAGGTGCCGCTGGGGTGCAATACCCTGCGGATCTCACGGAAGACTACCACCAGGTTCTCCAGGTGCTCGGCCAGGGTCTCCTCGCGCCCGAGTTGGCCGGGGACGCCATAGTCTCTGACCCGCCAGTAGGGCGGTGAAGTGAACACCAGGTGCACGGAATCCGATGGCAGGGACCGTAAACCGGCCAGGACATCTGTGCAGCGCACATCGATGAGAGGTTTCCCGCTTACCGGGTCTTTAACCGTGACGCTTGGAGTCTCTGGAGTCTGTGGGTTTAAACGAGTCGTAGCTGATTCAATCGTGATTTCTTGACACTGCGCCTCCATAAAACCCCTCTGAATCGATTTTTGCCATTGCCTGACGTTGATGTATCCGGCATTTCCTACGATCGCCTGCCAGCCCACAAAGCGAAGGAACCAGCACAGATGCTCACACAGCTCCGGCGCAATCATAGCGGCCTTCCCATGCGCCATTGCCGCGCCGCAACCAGCATCGCTCTGGGGTCCCACTTCGTGGCCCCTTTGCGCTCCAGTGGCCAACCGTGCTCCTCCCACCACGTCAAGGGCACGCTATCACGGCTCAGGCTATCCCGGGCTGATACCACGGCCGATATTGGCGCTGCGTACGCAACATCGATTTCGGTAAGCCCGCGTTTCTTCTGCTCTTTCGCTGACAACTGCAACTGGAAGTTAACTACGACCAGGCCCACCCCTCCGTTTGCCTCGACCTGCAGCAACGCTTCCTCCTGGTGGTCTTCCACGGCCTTGGAAGGCAGCGACATTCCTCGAGTTTGCTTGAGTTCCATCGCTACATACAGGCACTGATGCAAGGCGAAACAGTCATACGGCTTCTTTGGTGAGCGCAACTTCAACTGCACCCCACTGTCCCGCATTGCCGCCTGCATTGCCTGCACCGGCACGTCTGCGATTTTGTGGTAGTGGATGCCCGGAACCAGCCCCATTCCGGCCGCCAGCTTCCGCTGGAAGTCCTTCTCAGCCATTGCTGGGCCCACCGGCCGCCCCAGCCGCCCCCCACAGATCGCGAAGTGAAGCTGAGACAAAGATGGATTTGGTAGTGAAGGCTATATTCAAGGGTTTTCCTCCGGTCTCGTCGAGTCTAGTCCAATAATTTGGTGGGTTCGAGTGCATGTTACCGCGATTATGTCGCCTATCCGTCCATTTCGGCTTTCGTCTTTCACGGTCTGCAGTGTAGTGCTGAAGGTTTTGCTGATGTGCTGCCGCCAGGATTTTGCATCCCACCCGTCTGGCGTAGGTCGACGGTACAGCTCGCTGACGCGAATGGCCTGCTGCCGGGTCGGTGGGTGTCCGAGCTGGGGGGTGAGTGCTTCCTGGAGGAAGTTGATCAGTTTTTCATTTTTTTGATCGCCAACCCCCCCCGTTCCCCCTTGGGGGGTAGGGGGGTACATGTCTTTATTGTATTCATGTCTTTCATGTACAGGAGAGTGGTCATTTTTTGTTGTGGTTACGCCGTTTGACTGATCGCTCTCCGGGTTACCGGTAACCCGGTTCTCCGGGTCGTCGGTAACCCGGTTCTCCGGGTCGTTTTGACCGATTCTCCGGGTTGTTTTGACCACCCCAGATGTTGCTCTCCGGGTTGCTGGTAACCCGGAGACGGTGTTTCTTTCCGGGTTGCTGGTAACCCGGAGAGGGTGCTTCTTTCCGGGTTGATGGTAACCCGGAGAGAAACACTTTGAACCCAACAGCTCTGGCCAGTGGCCAATCCTGTCGGTAACCCAAAGTTCCCAGTTCTTCTGTGGCGTATAGGTCGCAGGAATTGACCCAGAGGCCTCTATCGTTCGAACAATCAGATTCCTCCGCATCAAATCCACCAGGATTTTTCTTGCGTTCGACTCGTCAGTGCCAATTTGTTCGGCCAAGAAGACTGAAGGGATTTCGGCTTCTTTGCGATTGTATCCATAGGTTATCCGCAAGATGCACAACATGGCGGCCAGCTGGCGCCGCGGCAAAAACGATTGGTAGAGACGTTCTAAGAGTTCGTTCGATACAGCAACGAACCCGTCTTCTTTTTGGGGATTGGCCATCAAAACATGTCCTCCGGAACGTCAAGGTGTTGCTGCTCATAGGTCTCGGTCTTCTTCTCGGTGCGCCTGGTCGGGGGCCCGAATGTGAACAAGGGTGCGTTGTAATTCAGCTCGACGTCACCCTCTTCGCCTTCTCCGTTCTTAGCGACGATGGCTAAAGCTTCAAAGGGGTCGCACTTGCCAGGGCTGTAAAGCGGTGGCCGGTGGAGCAACAAGACCTTTCTGGCGTCTTCCTCGATGCAGCCGGACATCTTGATGTCAGCCAGGCTCGGGCGCCCGCCATTGCGTTCTTCCGCCTTGCGATTGATCTGCACCAAGACCACGACGGGCAACCCTGTTGCCTTCATCGCCCTTCGGCACATGTTGCTCGCGTATGAAGTGCTTTTGTAGTCAGCCCCGTCACCGGCCAAAATGCCAAGGTGATCCAACACCACAGCTCTGAGGTCAGGGTGCTCGAGCCGGAACAGCTCGATCCTTTGCTGCAACTGGTCGGGTTTCAGCGGGGTGTCGTCAATCCAGAGCCGGGTGTTTTTTGCTCTGACAGCGGCCACCAGGTCGGGCCTCGTATAAATCTGCTTCAATGGGTATCCAGACTGCTGGACGGCAACGCGTGACCACATTTTTTGCCGGGATAACTCCAGCGAGATAAATAGCACTGGGCCGTAGCGCTCCGCTACGCTGGTGGCGACCTGGAGCCCAAAGGCGGTCTTGCCTACCCTTGGCCGTGCGGCGATGACGATCAGCTCTGATTCGCCAAGCCCACCCATGACTCGGTCCAGTGGCCCGATGCCTGTGTCCAGGCTTTCCGTCAATTCCTGACCACTGGCCTGAGCCTCCATACGCTTCTCTATCCGCTCCAGCATACCGGTAAGACCGTCCTGCCAGCTCTCTGCGTTGTGCCTGATAGATACTGCAGTTGCTGCCGTTAGCATCTGACTGATTTCGCCGGTGACCTCTTCGAGGGATCTTTCATGGTCTGCGATAATTTCTGACGCCTTTTTGAGAGCCAATGAGACCCTTACTCGGCCCGAGTTGGACCGCACCTGTGCCATAAGTTGTCTCAGGTACCCGGGTCCATATCCCCCCCACTTCCCGGATGCGAAGGCTTCGGCAGCAAAGTGCCAGGAGTCGATCACGCCGTGATCTGCGGCTACTTTCTTAAGGCTCGGCAATTCGCTATTTCGAAACTCCCTCCAGCATTTGCGCAGCACTCTGAACTGCTGCAGCCCGGTTGTGCTGGAGAAGTCAGTTTCTGTCAGTGTGCCCAAAAGTAACTGGGCGTTATCGGAATCACCCCAGCAGGCTGCGATAAGCCCAAGCTCGAGCTCGGTGCCTGTCTCTCGAGATTCGTTTGTGATCATCTCAGTTCTCCAGAATTCCAATGTTGCAAGGCATCTTCATAGGTGGCAAATCTCGGGGTAGACAGTTTGCAGTCTTCGCATTGCAAGTAGCAGGCGTCTCCGTCCCAAATAGCCATCCGGAAAAGCGAGTCGCAGTGCTCGCAGGGTCCCGGTGGTGTAGGAAGACCCAGTTTATTCCGCTCGCTTATGGTCGGGATTACGGATCCGTCCTGAATGGCACGCAAAAGAGCCTGGGTCATTCAGGCCTTCTTGGCCTTCACCCCCAGTGTTGTGGCCTTGTGTCGGCGCCGTGGGTGACTCATCGCTTTGCCTCCATGTCGGCATAACGCTTTGCGTTTGCCAGCAGGCTGAACGTGCCAATTGTCCAGATGGGAAAAGGCCGCTCTCCACTAAATCCTTTGGAATACCGCTCTAGCAGGTAATAGACGCCACCGAGCCCGCTTCTTTTTCTTCGAGTGATGTAGTAGTCGCCTTGCTGCCACTGGTTTGGAGAAATCTTTATCCACATGCCGGCCTCCGACTTTGGATCCGGACTCGGTCCCGATTTATTTTGGACAGCAACCGTTTCACTCTCAAGGGGTAGTATCTGGGGTAATTAGGAGCTTTTATGTTGGTCAAGGCCAAAAAAGCCAGAACTGTCTCAATCCTGGAGTAGTCTTCGCCAGGTTCAAAAAGCCTGTACCACTGCCTCTCCCGTAAATTTCTCAGCCTGGCGAAATCGCGCAGCTCGCCCACGGCCGTCAGCACCCGGCCACGGGCATCATAGTAGTCGGCCAGGTCGAGCACGTCGTCAGTCCTCATAGATTTCCAAAAGTTCTAGGACTGACTTCTTTCCATCGGTAATCCGGTTTTCTGCGCCCCAGACAAAATTGGGAGATTTAGACAACAACCACAGATGACGAATGTTTGCATCGTTCACAACGTCGTCGTCTGGGGGATAAATTTCGACTGCGCAGACATCGGAGAATCCACATTCACGTTTAACCTGCTGCAATTCATCCCAGGTGATGCCGTCTTCCCAGGTGCCATTGTGATTCAGGATAGTTTTGTTGACGGACAGGCGTAGGACGCCACCGTCTATCCACAGGCTCGCAAGGAATCTCTTGCTGACCCAGGACTTGATGGGCTTCTCCGTGCCGGAGCGCATGGATGCGGCATCAATTTCAGAATCAGATAGGGGCCGCATCTTTGCCGAACGATTCTTATTGTCACGCTTGATTTGGTTATTTATGCGCTGAATATTCATACCATCCACACCCCGCCGTTCTCGGCCGCGGCGTCCAGCACCAGGTTGAGCTCGTCTTCAACGGGCCTCGTGTTCCAGGCTCGGGCTGCGGCCTCGACGTTGGCCGCGGCCGGCCCGCTGGTATGGCAGTGGTAGCAATGGATAACGCAGGATATGGCCTGCAGAGGCTTTGCGTCGGGTTTCCCGCAGAACGGGCAGGGTTGAAGTTTCATGACCCCATCACCCTCCTGACCACGGCCATAAATAGGTGCGCATCGGATTCGAGGGCCTGCCTGGCCGCCTCCTCAAACTGCCTGAAGCGGTCGTAAATGTCATCGGGTTGCTCTGGCAATTGGCCGATTTGTTGCTGAAACTGCCTGATTCTATCCGACACCATGACGGCTAACGAGTCGAATGCTTCCGACAAAGATTCAATCTTGCGGTCAACCCGGTCCAGCTGCTGCTGGAGGTCGGGTCCCTGCCCCAGCAGCTCGGTCAGCGTCGGAGGCGTCTCAGCCGCGGGAGTTGTTTCCTCAGGCTTGCTCCAGGCAGTCGCTACCGATACCAAAGATTTTTTCACCAGCTGCTGGTCACCACCGGATGCATTCTCCAGCTCTTGTTCCATCCTGACCATGGCCTGGCGGATCCTATCAAGCTCTTCTCCCGTGGTCGTGTTCTTCTTGTAAAGCAACCCGGACAGCCACGTCTTGCTGCGACCGACCTCGACGGAGAGTCGGTATTTGGGTATGCCTGTGCGTTCCAACCAGCTCAGGATTGCTTGTTCGTCCTCGTGGTTTATCAAACTTTGACCCTTGCTTGGCATGGTGGTCTCCTCTCTCGCCGCCAGCGGCTCCTCAATTGTGGTGATAGGGCATCCCTCGGCTCTCCAGCCGGCGTTGCGCCCACGCTCCTTTTTTCGTCGATAGGTAACACACTGAATCTGGGTGACTGATGTGCTCACGCCATCTCTGGACCGAATAAAACTTTCACTCCTGGCCTGTTTGCCACAGACAGGACAGACCGCCATATTGGGACTTGGCAAACGAATGGAACTCTGACCGAGGCGTCTCGAGCGTCCGGCATACCCCGGCCTAACCGGGTCCAGGAATTCCAACTCGCTCACGCTATGGACTTCGACTTTCTCGCCTGGCTGCCAAACTGGCCCCACTCGCGCCAGGCGCAATCAATGCACAAGAACGGGCTTTTGCCCGTGTTGGGTCGGCGGCATGATGCACAGGTGCGTGGTGCCTTCTTAGAATGTGATGGAATCGGCATCTGGTCCCCACCCGTCGTCATCCGCTCCCCAACCATTGGCCTGACCTCCCTGTGCCTGTCTGCGTTGTTGGCCCTGGGGCGGGCGCTGGCCCTGTTGGGGTCTCCCACCCTGTTGGCTGCGCTGAGGTTGCTGTCTGTTCTGGGGCTGTCCTTGGCCCCGATGCTGGCCGCCCTGGCCAGCCTGGCTATCAGCCTTGGGTGGAAAAATCACCTCGAGCAAGTTCAGCTCGATGGTCTTGCGGTTCTCACCTTCAGCCGTCTGCCACTTGTTCTCTCGCAATCGTCCGCGGGCAGTAACACGGCTTCCCTTGACCAGGAATTTGCTGCAATTCTCCCCCAGGCTTTCCCATGCAGTGCATTTCAGGAAGATGGTATCCTCGTCTTTGACCCCGTTCACCGCCAGGGTGAATCCGGCCACGGCCTTACCGCTCTGGGTATAGCGCAACTCCGGATCGCCGGTCAGGCGACCGGTGCAACAGTAATCGTTCAGATCAAACATTTTTGTCTTGCTCCTTGGCGCGGTCTTTCAGATCTTCCAGGTAGGTGTTCATGTCTGCGAGGAAGTTGTAGAAATGAATGGACAGCAGCGTGGCCTCCAGCAGACGCTGGCGCTGGGCCGGGTTCTCCCATGCGGGCACAACCTGCACCTCTGCGGTTTGCTTATCCAGGCGCACGATGTAGGCCCTGACGGGCATCACGCCCCGACATAGCCACCACAGGCGGGCATACCAGGCCAGTTGGAGCAACATCGGAGGGTAGACCCCGTTGCTGGTCTTCCAGTCCAAAAAAATCAGGTCGTTGTTGTGGTCTCGCACAATGCAGTCAACGGCCCCGGCCACACCGTGCACAACGTCGGCCAGCAGCTCTTCGGTTGCCACAATCTCGAGGCTGTTGTTTTCGAGCAGGAACGTTTGCAGGGCCTTAAGGGCATTCTGCACCTCGATCGGCTCGAAGAACAGGTCAATCTCATAGATGTCTGGCCGACGGTCTTTCGGGTCCCAGAACCAGGCTGGGGCCCGGATGAAGTCAATAAGTGGGTTCCCCAGTTCATCCCGATATTGGAGGGCGTGGAACTTGAGCCAGGCTTGCCCCAGCTTGTGAGCCCGGGTGCCGAGGGCCCCGGCTTCGTCACGTTTTCGATTCCGGGCAAAAAACGACCGCTGATGGATGTCCATAAAGTCCACGGTGCGGAGGTCAATTTTGGGGTGCAGGTAACTCTGGGAGTGGTCCATGCTGATCTCGCTGGATAGGCACTTCTTCTGCCAGGCCAGCAGCAGCCGCCAGGAGCCCCGTTTTTCGACTGTCTGCAGCACGCCATCCACATAGGCCGTGCCCCGGAGCACGGGCTCTCCAAGGGCGTGTGACAGGCCCTGGCAGCACTGCCAGTTGGCGATGGCGTCACCGTCACTTAACACCTTGATGACCTCGGTAACGCGGTTGCTGAACAGGAACTCCCGTTCCTCTGTCACGACCTGTCGGGCCTTCCCCCGGCCTGCCACGGTGCGAATCTTCAAAACCACGGCGTACTTGTAGAGAAACTCTCGCTCCTCGTTTTGTTGCTCGGGCTTAAAACGGTTATTGCGAATGCGCACCAGCTCCGCCCGGACGAACTGAGACTGAGACCACTTCTCGGGCCAGAAGTCGCCGGTGAATCCGGCCTCTCTCAGGGCCTTCTGGTTCTCGGCCCCGGGGACGCCCCCCGAGAGCCACTTGGTAACGGTCGCCGGCGCGCACTTGCAAAGGATAGCCAGTTGCTTCGCATCGAGGTGATTTGAGGCCATCCAGCTTGCGAGGTTGGCCCCGAACTGGGGCTGTGGGGTAATCTCTCGAGTCCACTTCTGATACTTCTCGACCAGGCGCACCTCATTGTGTTCGAGCACAACTTCAGGTTGATCGGAATCAATTTGAAGTTGATCGTCGCCCCAGGTTTCCGGGTCGAAAATATCTTCTGGGGCCGCCGTCATCAAAACGGCACCTTATCGGCCCCGACTGATTCCATCTCGAGGATGTCGCGCTTCCGGGCATCTTTGGGCGAAACGATGTGCGGGAATTTACCCACAAAAGCAGCTTTGGCCGCCTTGGCATCGGGGTGATGGGCTACCCAGACTTTCCAGGCCTTATCCCATTCCGCCTTGGTGGCCTGACGGTCCATGTCCTCGGGCTCGAAATCGTCCTTGGGTGGCGTTGACTCTGCGGGCGCGGGTGGCCCCTGTCCGTCACTTTTACGGGGCCCTCGTTGGCCATCGTCGGTCACGCGGAGGTTGGCTCGAGACTGGGTTGGCTGCGGCTCCTGGGGCAAATACTCCCCGTCATCATGGGGCACGTCTGAGTATCCGCCAGATAACTGCAGTCGCTTCATCAAATAGAACTTGAAGGCGTAAGTGCTGCAGATGCCGGTATCGGTGTCCTGGACCATCCACCACTCTACGTCTTCTTCGCCCGGGCACTTGGCGGTAATCTTGAACCAGCATTGATACTCGTATCGAAGACCGCCCTTGGCCGTCTTCAGGCCCTTCTCCACCACGGGGATGGTCGGGTCCATCCCAATGCGCAGGTCAATGCCTTCGGCGGCCAGCAGGGGGCGCACCAGTTCGGCCAGGTCGTCCGCCATGACATACCAGATCTCGACCCCGTTAATCTTCTTCATGCCGCGCTTCTCGATGCAGTTAGGACCCAGGGCCCGGCGAACAGCGGCAAAGCGCTCGGATAGGGTGCGGGTGTCTTTGGTTGTGCTCATGGGCGTCTGCCCCGGCAAACAATATCCATTCGGGGGAACCCACCTCGCTCCAGACGCTCGACGGCCTGCAGCACCTGCGCCCCAGACTTCCAGCATTGGGGACACGAGCACTCACAGAGGGCCTCGATATGGTCCGCCCAGTCCAAAGACGCATCCAACAGGAAGCAGTTGGCCAGGCTCGGGTTCTTACGGTAGGCTTTGGCTCTTTTCTTGATAAGCGCCAGGACTCGTTGACTGGCCTCCCTGAACTCGCTTGATGCCAGGGCTACAACCAGTCGGTTTGCTACATCCACCATTCTCGTCTCCTTGTGTGACATCCGGCAGGGCCCGAGCTCATCAAGCTGCCAGGCGTATAATTTGGGTCGGGCCCGCACGGGTTCAGTCTGCCTTTCAGGGCTTGTTGAAGTTTTCTAAGAATGGCCCGACGACGTTGGGCCCGCAGGGCTGCCTCGGCCAGCTCGGCCAGGTGGTCCAGGTCGGTCACAGGCTGAGCCCGCATTTCGGGAACCGGCGCATTTCGTCGGTGAGGGTGTGGGCCAGCTCAAAGGCCTCCGACTTGGTCAGGACAACTCGGTCTTGTTCGAAAGTCAAAAACGCGAGCTTGCGCCCCTTGTCGGAGGTGACTTCAATTTTTAGGCCTTTGCTGTTCCAGATGACGTTCACAGCACACCCCAGGCCCGGGCTAACTCAAGGGCCAGAATAGGCCCGCAGACCATCCATCCAAGAGCCCAACCGTGACAAAAGTCTCGCATGTCTACCTCCTAAAATTGCCGGTCGGTTAGCACCCTGTCCGGAAAGGGTGGGCGCGGTATCCGGCGCCAACGGTCCCCTCTTTCCTCGGGGCAGGATGGTCGGGGGCTTGACGATGGGCGTGGGCGCACCACCGCTTCCCCCGGCAAGTCTAGCGTCCCATTTTGGGTATCCCGTAGTTCCGGAGGCGGGCCATCGCCCAGCGAATTTCCTTGCGGGCTCGTATGGTGAGGATAGCCAGCCCTATGGGCCTGCGGGTGGCCTTGTCCTTGGTCATAAAGCACCGCCACGTCCATAGCCGCCAATCAACTCGTCGATGAGTCCCAAAACTTCGTGGTAGGCTTCGCTCCTGGCAAGCATCCGGAAATCCCGGAGAGTTTCCGGGCCCAGTTCCGGGTCAACGTCCAGCAATTGCGCATCGGCTGCCATAGCGCGATTGGCGATTTCGTGCCTGATCTTGTTGATCATGATGGGTCTCCGGAGAACATTCGAACAAATCGATCAACGGCGTGAATGTCAGTCCGGAGCAAGGCTACAATCTTGTCTGCCCAGCTCGATGGTTGCTGCTGAAGTCGCATTTTTTGGCGCGTGTAGGGCCTTCGGTTGCAGCCTCTGGGTCGTCCAGGAGAAAGCTGCCTCGAGTGGATACCATCGAGCACACTCTGAGGCAGCCAACGCTTGGCGGCAATTGCGCTCAAATGATACCGGATGGTCTCGATGCTGCAACCAAGCTCCTGGGCCAGACTGTGACGGCTTGCGTTGGGGTCGCCCAGAGCGATGACAATCAGGTCTCGCTGTAACGGGCTTGGTTCGGTGGAGACGGGCCGGCCTGACCCGATCCGCCTCCCGCCTTTAGTAAGAGTGGGGATTCCCGGAGTCGCACCGGGTGCGGGTGGATAGCCCGCCGCCTGCTCAGGCTCCCCCCGTAAATCTAAAGTCGTTTCAGTCATTTGCCACCTCCCAGGACCGGCTCAAGGGAGGGCCCCGTGTAGTGATAGCAGTCTCCACGTTTTTCCAGGAGGCCCATGCGCACCAACCTGGTCATCATGTCGTTGAAGTTGTGGAGGTTCATCCGGTTCATCAAAGCCGCATAAAGGTGCCCGCCAGGCGCCCCGTCGGGGTCCATATCCCGACACGTCTCGACGACGGAACAGGCAATAAGTACAAGGGCATGTTCGTCGGCCGCGGTCATTTTAGGCCACCCTCATGCGGGCCTGGGTACCCAACATAGTGCGCTGGGCCAGGCGCAATTGGTCCTGCACCTCGGCCAGCATCTGAGTGAATTTGCAGAGCATGGAGCCGAGGTCCATAACAATGGACTGGCCTTCCATAATGGCGTCGGAGGCTTCAAAGATGGCGGCGTTATCGTGGGGTCTACCGCCTCCCATCGATTGGCGTTGGGGCATGTTTTTCATCCGGCGTTCCTCTTCTTTCGGTAGGTTGATCCACGCCCAAAAAAGCGTGGTAGGGTTTTCTCAGGCCGGTGACCGGCCAAAGTCCTCAGGAATCGGGGTGTCCCATGGATTGTCCAGGACGAATTGCTTTATGGCGGCGTGGCGCCGTGCGTATTCTTCGGGAGAAAGCTCGACTTTGGTGTAAAGCGGCACACCCATCCGCTCGGCGATCTCAGGGAGTCGCTTGTTCATCCAGGCGAAGAGTGCGTTTAGAGCGAGCTTGCTGCGGAACGGGTCGGGGGGCAGTTCCTTGACGGTCAGTTCCCAGTCGGGGTTGCTCATGGCTCCCCCTGGGGCAAATCGCCCCCCTCGCCGAAGGCAGGACTTTCCACAGAACCAACATCAAACGAGGAGGACGAAACTTGTGGCACAGATGAACTGGCTTGAATGGTTGAAAGCCGAGGGCTACACCCAGACGATGATGCCTCAGGTGCTTGAGGCGAATCAGAACCTTTTGAAGGCTCAGCAAGAATTTGATCTGATTCAGCCCTACATCGCTGGCAAAGGATACCAAAAGACCGACGCGTGCCCAGTAGAGCTGGCAGTAACTTTGACCACCCTGTCAGGACTCGTGCATACCAGGGAAGGGGAGCTGATTGCACAGTTGCTGCTCGACGTAATAAAGACGATGGCAGCCCGTATCGAGCGTTTAGAGAGGAGAATAGAGCAAGGCTCTTAGGTGCGTGACTTGGTGGACGGGTTGCTATCTGGACGTAGCGAAAATTTTCCCAAGTTGACAGATTCCGAGCGAGTCCTTTTGCACGCTGCATATGCGATGTATTGGGACATTCGGAATTCCGTTCAAGAATCAGAGCTTCTACTAACTTCCTTGTTGCGGCCCAGACCTCAGGATTCTCGATAGGATATCCGCTGACGCTGAGATTGTACTCCATCACGCCACCCCCTTGGCCCGTGCCTCGGCCTCGAAGTTGGCCAGCACCTCGGGACCGAGCAGGTCCGCCAGCCGAAATACATTGTCTCGATCTGGATTTTTGCGGCCAGATTCCCAAGCTGCAAGAGTTTGGCGGGCAACTCCAACCGCTTTCGCAAGCTGAGTTTGCTTGAAACCCTTATTTATACGCATAACGCGCATCCATACTCTCATCTGTAACCTCCTGGGATACAAATATAGCACCCATGGGGTTACTGCGCAAGGGGTGATTTTTGATTAATGTAATCTTCAGGGTGACAAGTTTTGCAGAAAAAGTGAGAATAGCCAGGAAAGGCTTGGGGTTGAGCGCTGAAAAACTGGCTGAGCGTGTAGGCGTTTCTCGGAATACCATTGCCTGTTACGAAAATGGGTCCAAAGACCCGTCGTTAACAAGCTTAATGAAGCTGGCTGAGGCCCTGCGGCGGCCGGTGGGTTGGTTTTTTGGAGAGGGAGAAGACGATGGACGTGCAGTTGGAGCTCAAGCGGATTCGGGAGGAGTCTCGAGAGGACTTCAAGTTTACGATGATAGCCCTGGACAACGTGACGCAGGC